AACTGTCTCACCCACCTCTTCGGCGGCTCGATGTCCTCGTCGGCTGCCTTTGCCATCGCCCACGTTACATTGATGATCGTGTCGACAAATTCGACCTGAAACAGCGGGAGAAGAATCTCCATCGAGCGGCCCTGTACTGCATCTGCGATGGCCTCTGAGGTTATCTGCTCGCCGCCCGCCTCTGATATGATTCCAGACACGCCCTCCATGAGTGACGCGAGAATCGGCATCAGCGCCGGAACGATATCCTTCCCAAACTGGTCTCTATATTCCATAGTCCAAGCTACATTGTTATTGAGCCGGACTTCTTGCTTTCCTATTTTGATAATCTTTTCCACGGTTCACCTCCTATGAAAAAAGGGACGGGACCATTTCAGCCCCGCCCCGCCTTGTTATGGTGCGATAGCCGGTGCAGTTGGAGCAGTGAACAGAGTGCTATAACCCGTGTCCGCTGGCTTCAGCACTGCCATCGTTACGCCTGTCGCGTTGTCGCCGGTGCAAGTTACGCCCAGAGTTTCCGTTGCCGGTTCTTTGCTTTCCTCGATAGTTGCATACTCTCTCGTGATTGCTCCGAGCGAGCAGTTGTAGAGGATAACCTTTCTTGACTCTGCATCGCCTTCGACCTGAAATGCGATGTAAACGTTAGGCTTTGTTGCGTTCTTTACGTTCGCAAGGCCGCCGTTTGTCAGAGTCCTGTAGCCGAGGAACTGAGTCTTGAACTCATCGTCGAACATAGCGACTTCGAGATCGCCCTCGATGGATCCACCAGAATATCCGCTCCAGTATGCGATATTGTCTGCATAGAATGTGTTCTGCTCGGAATTCTCCTCAGGAGAGAACGATACCGCGCCCTTCTGATGGTAAGGTGTGCCCAGGGTGGCCACGCCCTGATCATCGACTGTGTATGTACCGACGTGGAGCTCGGAAATACCAAATTCTACTTTGTTAGCCATTGATAAGCCCCTTTCGATTAAATGTAGTAATAAATAACAAAGACGCCCTCATCCTCGATGTAGACGTCCTCGCTCTTGTCGTAGAGATAGCCGGCTCCGAGAAGAGCCTCCTCGATCGCGGCCTCGTTCGATTCGTTTTTCGTTGTGAAGTAATACTCGACCTGATAGTTGTTCTCTTTCCAATAGTGCGTGTTGTCAGCCTGGAAGGTCTCCTGTCCGTTACCGATATACACGATATACGGTGGACTCTGTGCCTTCTTGAAATGACTGTACGCACACGGAAGGCCGGTGCTCTGTAATGTCTGGAATATTGTCATTTTCCACTCCTTAATCGGGCTCGTACTCGGAGCTCGAATTTCATAGCAGCAGCCTCTTCAGCCGGTGCGATATGCTTTATTGGATGTGCACGACCATATGTGCCCTTTTTATTTCGCACAACGTGTCCATTCTCAAGTAGGTGTGTGAGCTGTGGCTTTTTCTTGTTGTAAACAATGAACGATGCCCTTGATCCACCGTGCTCCTCTTTGACCGCCCATCCACTTGCGTAGTGGCCTTTGATGCCCGGCCCCGATGGCGAAGTATTCTTTAATTGGTTCGTACAGATTTCCGCCGCCTCTTTTGCCGATTGCTCGACAATTTCGGTAACGTCTCCAACGTAATCCTTTAAAATCTCCGACACATCCGCCGTGATGCCCTTAGCCATTAATCCGCTCCTCGCAAATAAGACTTATTCCGTCCCGCTGGGCGTTCCAGTCGACACGGATCACGTTGTACTCGGTACCCTCAAAGTCGAGCACCTTCTGTCCTTCGTAGTCCTCGCGATTCGACAGGAACAAAGTCAGAGACGGCTTGAGCCCCAGCTGAGCCGCATTGTAGAACTCGCTCTGATATACGCCTCGAGGCTGAACGAATACTTCCGTTTCCGTGATCGAGAGCACTTCGTTTCCGTATTCGTCGTATGTCGGCGTTCCGTATGCTTTCAATGTAGCTACACTGTCATACATCACGCCTCACCCCAGTCTGTATAACCTGTCGCCGTGGACAGCTGCGCTTTCTGCTCGTCATATGACACCTTGAGTCGGTCGTAATCTTCCGGGATACCAAAGGACAGTTTGCAATATGTGATTATTGCCCTCGTTACGAGCTCGTCCAATTCCTCCGGAAGAACGACACCCGCGATGCCCAGATCGAGCTTCGCCGCCGCTATCAGATAGGTCAGCTCTGAGTCGTATGCAGTTGTCTTTATGCGGAGAGCCATCTTTACCTGATCAAGCATTTTTTACCTCACAATTATTTCGACTTCTTTGCCGGTTTTGCCGCGGCTTTCTTCTCTTCGACCTTAACAGCGTTGTTAAAGGCTATCAGCCTCGAGGCCTCCTGATCAGAAACCTCGAGGACTGTACCCTTTGCAAAACGAACTACGGTGTCATTGGTCAGTTTGACCTTCATTATGCCGATACCTTAGCGAAGAACAGATTTCCTACCACGCCGATAGCAGCCGGCTGTCTGCCGAGGATCTTAACGATGTCGGATGTCATGAGAGTCTTGTCATCGTACTTGAACTCAACAGCAGAACCCTTTGGCAGATTCATCATTACGCCACCGAGGTCTCCGATGATTGGAGCTGTAGCAGCGTCGCTGAACAGAACCTCAAGGCCGTCGAACGGATCCACTGCATACGAAGCAGACATCTGGAGGCTTCTGTACGATGCGTACTGAGCCGGTGTGCAGATGATAACGAGATCTTCTGCTGCGGAGCTCAGGAGTGCTCTTGCCTGAATGAAGTCATCGATTGCGCCAGCAGCAGAGCCAGTCTTAGCAACAGCTGGAGCCGAAGTTGTGGCTGTCTGTGGAGCTGCGAGGATGGCTGCTACAACAGCGTTTTCCTCCGCCTTGATGATTCCGCGAGCAACCTCGTCATAGATGTAGGACAGATAAGCCTCACCGCTCATGCTGTCGAGAGCCTCGTCAGAGATTTGTACAAACTTCTTGTATGTCTTTGGAACGAGATAAACGAGTCCAAGAGTCAGAGCTTCTTCTGTAAGAGGTTCGTGTCCCTCTTCCAGCTGTGAAGCTGCTGGAGCCGAGATTTCAAATCCGACCTTAACGTTTCCAGCTGCTTCCATTCTGCGGACTCTTCTGAGGATCTCGCTGTCCTCGAGTCTCTTAGCTACGATATCAGCAACGAACGAAGGAACGGGAACTGTACCGGTCCCGAGTTTGTTGTCGCTGAAAAGAGTTCTGCATTCTGTAGCGTCGCCAGTTTTGATGTACTTAGCAAACGCTTCTACGTACTCATGGCTGTTTCTGATTTCCATATCAGTCATTTTTTCTTCTCCTTTGCGTGTTTCGATTTTCTTTCCCGCTCCTTTGGCGACCGCCTCGGCTGCCTTGCGGGATTCTTCCATTTCGAGTTTGAGAGCCTTTGTTCTCTCCTCGATTGCTTCAAGCTCAGCGTTCAGAGCGTCGAGTTTTTCATCGTCGGCCTCATCTGTCTCGGAGACGATAGCCGCTTTTCTCTCCTCGAGCTCGTCAAATCCGAGCATCATGATTTCTTCGCGTGTCATTAGATATTCTCCTTTTTCAACGCTCTTGCTTTAACTTCTGCTCTCTTTGCCTCGAGTGCTCTCTTCTCTTCCTCAAGTCGCTCCGCCTGAATCCGCTCGATCACTCCGTCGGTCAGATCGCCAATGCTTCGAGTAACAGCATCCGCTGAGATCGAAGTGCCGTCATTGGCTGGAATCGAAACTGCGCTCACGTCATAGAGCTTGCCCACCTTCGTGATGTGCCTCGTGTAGATGGTGATGCCGTTCTCGTTCTCTTCGCGATTCTCGCCCTCACCTACTACTGTGAATCCGAAGCTCATCCTGTCGGTGTAGCCTCCGGAGATCTCTTCGTACAGCTCGCGTCCGATTTCTGTTCCGCCGAGATCTGCCTCTATAAACAAACCCCTCTCGTCCGGCTCGACGCGAAGGGTATTGTTTCTTGTTCTTGCGAACACACGGCCTCTGTGGTCGTACTGCATAATGACGTCCGACATATCTGTCTCATCGAAGGCTGTTCTGTCTACCGTCTCCCAGTATTCCCAGCCATCACCGCTGAACAGCTTGTAAGGCTCGTCGAATGTGCTCGCATATCCTACGACGATTTTCTTTTCACCCTCGTCGCCCTCCTGAGCTTCGCGGACTTCCATCGTCATATTTCTGTATTCCCTGTCATTCTTGACCATTGTTTTCGTCCTCCATTTCGGAAACCTTTTCGTTAGCGTCTATGTACTCGCCTCTAATGAAGCGGACGTCCCCGTTTTCGACTGTTCCGTAATTGAACAGCTCACGAGCCTCGTTGATGGACATGACTCCACGGTCGAGCAGCTGCTGAGCCATCTGTACTTTCTGAGTCGTGCTCATATACTGGAGCCTGTTGGCGTTCGCAATTAGATACGAGCCCTGTGCGCGTTCTCTCTCGCTGAACAGCATCTTAGTCAGAGCCTCAGAGAACTGAATCGCAAACGGTTCGATACATCCATCGAAGAAGCCCTCAAGTTCTTCCGCCTTTGCCTTATTCTGGAGAACATCCTCGTTCACGCCGAAATAGTTGAACACGTTCTCCCGGATCTGCTCCATCTGAGCCGAGTCGATTGCGTACGGCTTGACGTCAATCTGTTTGATGTCCTTGTAGGTGTTCGGGAATAACAGGAAACCGCCCGATTCGGACTCGCTCGATAGATTCTCAGCCGTAAAACGTTCGCGTTCTTTCGCAAGGTCCTCAGGCTTCGCAAAGTTTGCCAGCTGAGCCATGAAGCGGAATGTCGCCGCGTTCTTGACGCCTTCCTCGATGCCCTGATTCTGGATATGTATCAGTTGCATCGTTTCGCGGAGTGCTCTGTTGCTGTCTCCGAAAAAGTCGTCTCTGTACTGGTGCCTTGTTAGGATCGCGCACTTCCGGAACTCGACCGCCGCATACTGTCCCGAGCTGAACTGATACCTCAGCCACACCTCGCCGTCGTACTCGACTAATGTGCACGAAGTCGGGAGAACCGGATACACACCAGTGATGATCATCCGCTCGTCGAATACAGGAACAACAAACGCCGTGTTGTTCACATCGAGGATGGTGCTCACCCGGTAAAGGAACTGCGACCAAGTCTGCCACTGATTCGGTCCGAGTCTCAGTTTTGCCTGTAGCGAAGGATTGGCAGTGCCGTTGATCTCGACTTTTAACTTCGAGATATGTCTCGCCCTTGCGTCGATTGCCGCCCTCACTATCTCCGACTCGTAAACAGCACCGCCCCAGTTAGTGAACACTGGCTGATATGCTGTCAGAGTTTGAAACAGAGAGCGCGCTTTACGAAGTGCCTCGTCTGACTTCTCGGCCTCTGCCGGTCTGAAGATTTTATCAAACAGCCCCATTTAGTAGCCTCCTTGGTATGTATTCCCATTTAAAACCGTGTGATTGTTTTTGTTTCCCACTTGTGGCCCTCCTAACTGGAACTATTCCGAACCCCGTCTCTCGGTTCATTTCATAAAAGCCATAATACTCGGCAACAACCTCGCCAGTTTTCAAATCTAATTGACGAACAATACCAGCCTTCCCGCATTGTTCGCCCTTTTTACCTTCTTTCATATTTCCGCGCTTCTTTGCCGCGATGCTCATATTGCGCTTTTGCTCATCCGAGAAAATGAGCCCTTTGTGGGCTTTGCTCATTTTTGCCTTTGCCTCAGCGGACATTATTGTTCCTTCGGACGGATTTTCTCCACCCGTTGATTTGTTATAGCCAAATCTTTCATCGTTAGATTTGTACAATGAAATCAATTCCTTTTCTTTCTGGCACGCCTCTTCTTTTGAAACACCAGCGAGCACGATCTCGTGAGTGAAGTTCTCCCATCCATCTCGGCGTATAGCATGATAAAAATGATCATTCTCATAATAGCCGTTTCCGTTTCGCCATCTTCGATTCGGAGACTGGCATGTTATACCGACATAGCGTTTCCCGTCTCGCTTATTCGTATGTATGTAAACTATGTAGTTATTCATCGTTCTGAAGTTGGTACCCTATTTCGTCGTAGTCGTGTTGTCTTACGCACAGGGCGTCTGTTAAGGCAGCGACTCCGTCAATCCGTGCTCGTTGGTTTATTTTGACCAGACGACCTCTACCCCTCTCGATGCTCATTTTCACGGCAGCGTTTAGAAGGTGCGACTTCAACAAATCATTGTCGCCTATGTAAATTCTTTTATCTTTTATCAGTCCCTCAAGCTCTTGAAGAACAGGCCAGAGGTTATCCCCTTGGTACACGTCCGAGCAAGTGAAGCCACTAGACTCGAGGTCTTTTATCAGATATTGCGCGGAGTATCTGTCGTAACCCACTCGAAGCGGATATATTTCGTACTCGCTGATCAAACGAGTCATCCACTCATAGACGTCGTTATAATCGACAACGTTCTCACCGCTTGCCGATAGAAATCCGCGCCGGATGAAGTCGTAATACGGAACGCCGTCCTCTGCGACTCGCTGGTCGATTCGTTCTGACGGCATCCAAAAATGAGCGAACACGTTTAGTCTGCCGTGTCGCTCTATTACTATTACCGCCGCCGTGAGGTCTGTTGTCTGTGACAAGTCGATGCCCGCCACGCAATAACAGCCCCGGAAGTCCTCGAGCCGAATCGGATCCCCGCTTATCCGCGCGACAGTCTGCGCTGGTAGCCACGCAAGGGACGAGTTCTGCTTTATGCAGCAGTATTTGCACATGAACTCGGCCTTTTTCGAAAGAGATCCCTCAGCGACCGCTATCTCCTCGAGCATGTAGTCCACCGAGACGGATGTCCCGAGGTTCGGATTGCTCTTCCTCAGCTCGTTGGTGTCGTTCCACTTCTCAATGTCATCTATCATGTAGAGCATCGGAAGCAGTTTCGTTTCTTTGCTGTCTCCTAATAAAAAACGAGTCGACCTTTTGACCAACTCGTCATATATTCCATCGTTGATGTAGCCGGATGTCGTGCAGCTGAGGAGTATTCCCTCTGGCCTCGCGCCCATGCCGGACTTCATGACCTCGTATTGTTTCAGTCCAGCGTCGCCTTGCCAAGCAGCGACCTCGTCCATGATGCACAACGAAGGATTGAAGCCGTCTGACTTCTTTGCCGAAAAGGCTATCTTTTTAACGGTGCTGTTTGTCGCCGGTATAGATAGATCCGATTGTCTATGCCTCGCCAGTTCCGAGTCGTCCCTGATCAGGCGCCCTCTGGCATCGGTCTCCTTTACTGTCTCGCGGAGCTCTTGCCATTCGGGGTCCAGTGTGATCATTTGCCAAATATCGTTATAAACGAGATCCGCTTGATCAAGTTTCGGAGCGACACAAAACACTCGCGAGCCGTATTCAGGACTACGAAATTCGTAATCACCGAGGGCCGACGCGAGTTTCGTTTTGCCGTTCTTGCGACCTACTACGAGGAGGATCTCTCTAAACTGACGCCGACCCTCAGCGTCTACGACACCATAAATGCACGAGATAAAAGCCTTCTGCCACACTTCAAGGCTGATGCTCCCCGGAGCGAGTGGCCCCTCAGTATGGAAACAATGCTCTTCTATCCACTCAATAGCATCTGTCGCCTTCTTCTGGTCGAAATAGAACCGTTTCTCCTCGAGGCCGTGGACGATGTACTCGTAGATCTTCTCAGTCCACTGGCCTACGACATAAGTCCCGTTCTTGATGCCCTGATAGTATGTCCAAATGTAGTTATCTCCGCCCATTGTTCGCCCTTCTCCAGCCATTAATGGGCTTATCAATATAGGTTTGTGCAAAATGAAGGTTCACACGCCGGTCTATAGAGGAGACCGCTCAGACCCAGACCGGGGGGGACTATCTGAGAATTATTTCTCCGGAATCCCCGAACAGATACCGTCTCCCCTTGTTGTTGTGCCTTGCCTTGTGACATTCCTTGCATAGAGCCACAAGGTTATCGAAGCTCAGTGAGATCTCCGGCCGGTATATGTTGTCCGGAGTCAGCTCCTCGATGTGATGAACTTCTTTCGCTGGCTTGTAGATCCCACGCTTCAGACAGTCCTCACATAGATAATGTGCTCGCTTCATGTATTCGTTCCGGCACGATTGCCACGCCGCCGAACTATAGAATTGTTTCGCAAAGTCCCGAGCCATGTATCGCACCAATACAAAAGGACGAGCCTTGACCCGTCCTCTTGCCGTAAATCAATTTCTTTTATCTTGAAGGAGACTAAGTATGAAGCGCCGGCACTCGGAGTCGCACCGAGTAGTACTCTTGCCGACATATTGCCGGAGCTGTTCACCCCGGCTGAGGTGTGTTCTATTCCGACAGGAGTTCTCTTGAACTTCTGTCAATATCATAATAACAAGTAGTAGTTGTATATACTTGTATTACTTTAACAACTTCTCAACTTTTTCTAATCCGCTTCGGTGCAGCCCGCTGACCTTGAACCACGACCAGTACACGGCCTCGCACACTTCTTCCCAAGTCTGTCGGCTCCCGTCTGGTTTCAGCTTAACGTATCTCTGATAGAGAACGTCAGCCTCGTCACCGCCTACCTTCTCGATCATGTCGAAGATAATCTGCCGCGTCCTGATTGCCTCCAGCCTCGCCTCCGTCAGTCTGATCTTCTTATCAGCCAGCCTCACAGCCTTCTCCTCGGTCGGCTTGCTTATACCTGAGCCATGAGGCATCCCGTCGTTGTCTGATACGGACCGGACCGCGTCAATCAGTAAGGTCTCGGCCTCATACTCTTCCTCGAGTCTCCGGATTCGTTTAACCGCGTATTCATATTGTTTCAAGAAGTCTTTTGCTGTCATATCGCTCCTATAAAATCAAAGGGCGAAGCGTGATAAATTTTAAAGTCCTTATTAAGATGTATTTAGTTGTGATGCTCCGCCCTGAGATGCAAACCAGAGGACGTAACAGATTCATACTTTACAAGGGACAAGACAAAATGTTTAGTGATGATAGTTATAGCGTAATGTCCGCCCTCTGGTAGTTGCCTAAGTTATTTTGGTTCCGCCCATCCGCAATCCGTCTGCTTGACAAGCGGGCAACCATAGCAATCGTGGTATTTCCCTTCATTGCAATTCTCGCAATCCGTCTGCGGAGTATCGGCTGTGTCAACGTACTTTCTTACTTCCTCACGAAGTACATTGAGGGCAAAGATAAGTTTCTTCAGTTCCCATTCCGTAAACTTCGCATCAATGGTTTCGTACTGCATCTCTTTCTGTATGTCTGAGAGCAGTTTGAATTTGCCTATCATCTGCGTACAAAACTCACGCAGTTCTGCATTCGTCATCTACTCGCTCCTTTCCGTCTGCTTCGATTCCCACTCTTCGCAAGTGGTCTTGTACTCGGTATTATCTCCGTAATAATCAGACCTCTCGTTGCTACAGTAAAAATCGGGATTATTTGGATTAGTCCAATCACGCTTGTTGTACTTACAAGTTCCGCACACTTCATCTTTGGTCTTGTAGTAATCAAACGTGCTGTTAAAGTCTCGTCTGAACAAACTCATTCGCTACTCCTTTCCAACATGTTCCAAAATGGAACGAGTTGAGTTGTTCGGTTTTTCCGAAC